GCATTTCAGTTTTTGCTTTTTGTGCGGCATCAAATTTTGCTTGTTGGCTATTATACATAGGCGATCCTACATACGCGCCACTTTGCCAAGGACGACTTACAGCATTAAGCGCATTAAAACGACGAGATCGTTCGGGGTCTTCTTGCAACATACCTAAAGCTCGCAACGCTAAACTTCTATTGTCAAAATCTTCTTGCGTTTGCCCTGTTGCAGGACCCATTGATTGTTTAGGTAAAACGTTTGGCGTAGTTGGCGTAGTTGGCTGTGAATTAAAATGCGCGTCAATCATTGCTCGCGTATCCGGGTGCATACCGCCTTTCATTCCGCTATTTAATATCTGATCACGCATTGATTTTGGGTAACCCTGTATTTGAGCGATATATTTAGAAGCTTCTCGTCTAACTGCAGCCTCCTGCGCCGCAATACCCGCACCCTGTAACTGAGGATCATTTAAACCCATTGCTGCTGCCTTTGGGTCCATTCCTGCTGCTAGATTTGCTTTGTAAATATCAACATTTCTTGCCCGTATACCGGCTGCTTCTATTGCTTTAACTTGAGCTGCTTGTTGCCGCGCATTTTCTGCTCGAACTTCTGCATCCGTCTTGTAACGATCTTGTGCATACCAATCAGCTGTAGCAGCTTGTCCCTGAGCAACTTTAAGACGGTCGGCGTCAGCAGTAATAGCAGCGGCACGAGCCGCATCATTGGCAGTTCTTTCCGAAGTTTGGCTGGCTAAACTTTGAGCGCGATAAGCATTAGCGGCAGCTCTTTCCGCAGTTTGGTCGGCTAAACTTTGAGTTCGATAAGCCTGATCGCCTCTCAGATTTTCTTGTTGCACGCCTAACCTTGCACTCTCTCCTTCCTGTTGCATCAACGCTTGCATCAACCCCATAGCCATACGGGCTTGGGCATCTTGTTTTTGCTGTTCTGCTTGCGGTTGCGCACCCATTTGGTCAATGAGCGCAAGCTGTTTTAGCTTTTCTAAATTCATATTAACCTTTTACTTGGAGAAGAATTTCGATGTTTGGAATACGCGCAATGGTCAATGCCGTAGTGCTTGTTGTCCCAATTACTGCAATACGAATATCAAACGTATCGCCAGCTACCTTTGACGTAGGCGTAATTACAAAATCCTTTGCGCCAAAAACTGTAGAAATAGCAGTAGGCGACGTGGTAACAAGATCGCTACCAGTGACTTGAAAGCTCGTCTTAGACGCTTGAAAAACCTGCGCGTCAACGCTTGCTGCACCCGCTTGAGTATCGGCATAAATGCGAAGTGTAATTGTTCCACCAGACACATACTCAGGGGGCAATGTAAAACTTGTGCGCGCGTAGGACGCTGCGGTTCCATCACCATTCAAATCTTCTGACCGAATAGTAGGAACATCTGTGCCATAAGCACCAGAAGTAACCCCAAGATCGTCGGCCAAGGCCGTTCCCGGCAGGTTTGTCTGTATTGCGTCATGCACACGAAACGTATGCAAGGCCAATGGGTAAACCGCCGTGTTATCTGCAATAAGGTTAGACCGATTGATCGGTCCGGTATAAGTGCCGGAGACTCGAATGCCTCCAGTGATTTCGACGTCTCCGTCAAAGCGTTGTGTTGCCATAGTTTTGTTTTGTTAGGTTAAGTTAATACTGCGGTTAAAGAAAGGCGGTGATGGTGATGTCGTCGCCGCTAAGAGCTGTCGGCAACGCAGAGCCTGAGGCAAAACTAATCCACCTCAGGTATATGTATCCGCTTTTTACGCGGTAGCCGCAGAAAGCAATGCTGTCATCCTGATCTGCAATATCAACAGCGCAAGCCGTGCCGTCCGGCCAAGGCACTGCCGTACTAGTTTCTATTGTGTAGGGACTACCGTATATGTCGGTTGTTGGGTTAATGACCAAAACATCTCGCGTATCCGTTGATACCTCACCTACCGGTCTTCCCGCGATTGGATCATCAATACCTAACCGAAACTGCCTTGGCTCAAACTTCTGTCCCGCAGCTTCTTGGGCAACTGCCGCAACAGCTTTTGCAACCTTGGCTTCTATACGTTTAGTTAACGCGGCATCCTCGGTTTCTTTTTTTATTTGTGCCGTAGCGTTCAATTTTGCCGCCGCTAACAACCCAGCACGCGCTTGACTTCGTGTTACGCCAAACTCTTCCATTACCTCGCGTTCCATCGCGAGTTTTAACGTATGTGGATTTTTAGGTGGCGTTTCAGGCATACTGCGCAAAGTCTACAACTACCGCGTGAATCAACGTAAAACCATACTCTGCAATATCGCCTGTGTGGGCTACAAGATATTTACCTGATATTGGAATAGAAGCTGGCACGGTAGCCGACAACGACTCAGGAGTTACACCGGCATTAACCGTAGCTTGAAGTGGTGTTGGTTCGTTAATAATTGTAGGCACAACAATATTTGAATTAATGTAGAGCGGAAGCGAGTTTGCAGCTACAGTTACCGTTACAGTTTCCGTGTCAGTTGTTAGTCCACCAACCGAAAGTGCCGCATGAATTGTTGGTGGGATTGTAATTACTTTTGTAGACACTCCAATTTCTTTAGAGTTTCCGTCACCGTATTCAAAACTTCTTACTGTGCTTGTAATTGCGTTATCTTTATTTGCGCTAAAACTTAAAGCAGCATTAGTATTTGCAGATTGTTGTATTGAAACTTGCCCACCATACACCTTAATCTGTTTTGTTTCAGGTTTAAAAATTGGTAAATCTGTTACTGTTCCACAACTTGCAATAGTTCCTAACTTAGCAATTATTTGGGCAAGTGTTGCCGTGCTAGTAAGATAGAAATAGTAATGCTGGCAGTTGACTTGAATGCCACGAAAGTTTGTAATATTAACTGTAACGTCCGCAATAATTGCCGCAGAACCTTGAGCCGTAGCTTTAGGTGACAGATTACCAGAACCACTACCAAGAGCATAAAAGGATTGTTGCGTAACTGGATGGTTGCTTGCACCAGACCCAGAACTTTTATTATACGTTGCTGTGATAGACGTAAGAACATCGGGCAAATCTACCGTAACTTTTCCCGGAAATTCAACTACCGAAGCTTCGTATTCTGCTGCAATAGCAGTAAGGTTCCACGTTCTAATTTTTGCGGCTGCCCCATCAGTAGGGGAAATTTCTACTCCGTCTGTTCCTTCAAGTCCAGTTGTTTGCGGGCTTACGCTTTTAGTATAATCTTGCACTTGTTCGGTAAACCGCCGAACAAGCATGGTGCCGCGAGGGTCAAATTGTTGACCAGAAAGTATTTTACCGTCAGACATTAACGTCCATGCCTCCGAAACAATTCAAATTTATTTGTGTCGCAAGCAATCAACGTTGCAAGGGCTTCGTCACGCAATACAGTAGGTGGTGCAAGATTTCCCTCTTGGCGGTTTACAAACTGTTTGCCAAAGGCTGAGGCGTTTTGGTTGAGCCAAACAACGCTAGCCCAGATAAGGTAGTTTGCGCCTTTGGTGGTCCAGATGTCGGATACCGCATTTGCGGCAACTACGCCTGTACCCGTAAACGCGCCCGCAGCCGTGTATGTTCCGGCAGGAGATAGGGTCGACGACGTAGTGGCCAAATAATGGTAATCAACAAACGCCGCCACAAAAGGCTCTCTCATATACTGCAATGAAGAGATTATCCACTTTACTTGGCTAATACTATACCAGATTCCATAATACATATAGCCAACTGTTTGCGACTGAAACAAAGGCTTTCCATTATACGTTCCAAGAAGTGGAAACGTTGTATTGATTGCGTTTAGTCCAGTCGTTCCAGTGAGCGTAGCCAAGGTAGACGTTACAAAATCATCCGAGTAAACATAACAATCAAGCAACACAGTTACACTTTCCGATATTGTTCCCATAGGAAACAAACTAACGCGATCATTATCAAGCATTACTCGGCGTCGTCCGCCTACAAACACTTGCGTATCTGCATCTGACGGATAGCGCAAAGAGCGAGAACCATAGCGATTCTCTCCCCTTGTCCGCTCGTGCGACTCCGCACGCGTAGTCCATTCCAGAGGAACAAAATTTCCATTTGTGTCCGCTTGGCCTACATCAATTAGCGTTTTAATCGTCGCGGGCGTGCTAGTCCCTTGTATCACTGCATTCTCAAGACTACCCCCTGTGAGCGTATTTACGGACAGACTCAACGTCTTCCGCTGAAACTCGAAATCATTTCCCTGCTCGGCTTGTAACCGAACAGCATTAAGCGCGGTAAGCCCAAAGTCAATGCCGTTGACGGTAAAGTCGCTGACAGTGACGCCGAGTATTCCGGCAATCGTAGATTTTAATTCGAGTATCGTAGCCACAAGAGGTAGTGTTTGAGAACGCTAGTTTAGAACTCGCGTCCCTGTTTACCGAACGGGCCTTTAGGCTTTCCCGTACCGCCAAGCGTCTGTTTATACTGCGACTCAGGCGTAAGCGAGTCCGGGTTATCCTTTGCGTTTGGTTCCATCAAAGACGAATTAGTCTTAGTGGGTTTCTTGGGCATCCAATCGGACACCGATGTCATATGGTTCATTTTGTTGCTTTCTTTCTTTGTTGTTTAACTAGCGGGCCATCACCGGATTACCGGTTACGACCAGATAGATGGTTGCGTTTGATGGGCCAGAACCGATATGAATTCCGTTATTCACAGAATCCAGACCGATTGCGACCGCGCCTGCTGAGCTGCCGTTGTAACCCGAGCTTACTTCGACAAGTTTGCTAAAGCCAAGCGCGGCAGCGGTCGCCGTGTCAGCTGCGGTCACACCCGTAATTTTTAGATTACGCTGGACCAGGTCAGTTTTATTTCCGATGTATCGGTCAGACCCGGTAGGGTAGATCGACACTGCGGTTGATGCAATAGCAGCCATAGGTTACGAGGTGATACCACCAAGATCCTGAATGAACATATGCGCTTCGGGATACCAGATTTCAATGCCTGCATCGGTCAGATACTGATCTTTACGCTTGTCCGCGTCTGGCAACTGGATGCCCTGCACGATGTCCGTGTCAGAATCAGTGATATACCGATACTTGAGGAAGCCCAAGTCGATGATGAAGGCCGAGTTCCGGAAGACCGAATCCGTGAACAACGGATGCGTCTTGTAATACATAGTGCCCGAGTTACTCGCGTGTTCCTGCAAGTGGAAATCATAGCCCTTGAAGCCGTTCTCACGAAGTTCATACTTCGTGATTTGCTTCTCGAACGATTCAGACACCTTGTTGTAGTAACCTTGGCCGCACAGCACCAGCTTATCAAAGCTGCTGTTGTTCGTCTTTTCAAACGCCCGGCTAGTCAGCTCATTGAACTGCGATTTGCTCAGCGTTCCGCCGGCCAGCTTAATGATGCGCTTGTCGGTATAGGTTTCCCAATCCGTCTGCGCAGTAACCGCGGCACCACCAGGGCGGTAGTTGATCTCACCAGTAACCCCGCCAATGGTATTGCTGGTGTTACCCAGCTCCCATTGTTCAAGGAACCAGAGCAGACCACCGGAGAAATACCGCTTAACGGTCTCGCCCGTGTCAGGATCAACAGCGTTTGCGTAACGGCGTTTGCCAAACAGCGTGGTTTTTTCCAGGCCGGACAAATGATCAATGCCGTTATCTTTAAGTGCCTTCTCATAATGACCGGACTTGTTATAAGTCGTCGGCGTTTTGAGGGCGTTACGAGTCAACTCAAACGCATTTTTGTGAATCTGCGCGCAGTTGTTGATTTCAATCGGATACTTGTTACGACCGGTACGGCTACGGCTACCTTCAGCAAACGCAGAACCCATGAGGAACACAGATTTGCCTTCGTTACCGGCGCTTGCCACGGAACCATCACCAGCGACGTTGTTAATAATCGTGCTTGGAAGCGCGTTAGTCGCTTCAAACTCGACGTAATCAGCGCCGGTAGTATTGGTTGCGGTGATGCGGCCAGTGAGGTTGCCATAGCCAGAGGTCAACACAAGGTTCCAGAAGACGACAGAGTCATCGACTTGGAAATTGCTTGCGTCGTCCACATATGCACGGTAGCTCGTGCCAACCGCGGGAGTCACCGGAGTGCCTGCCGTAGTCGTTGTGCCAGCCAGATAGAAGTTGACGTTATCCGTGGGCAAGCCCGTGGTGATCGTCAACGTGGTTTTGATCTGCGTGAACCGCGATTCTTGCCAGCCAAACACGGAAATCGGAGTAGACTCCGGTTCCATGAGCGACAAAAGCGCGGTTAGTGGTGCGGTACCCTGCGGGAAGTCGTAGGCGACACGCCGACGAGTATTGCGGGACCAGAAATCGACAGCTCCGTCATGAAGCGTCGAGGATGATACGAGGCCAAGGGCCATAGTTTAGTTCTTTCTATTTAGTCAGATTACGGCAGGGCACCAGCACGCGAGACTAACCGCGCACTTTAGGCAAAAACTTAACTGCGAGCGGAACACCCGGCCCAGTCTCAGCATTTACGTTACCCCCACCGCCGCCGCCTCCGCCGCCTGGCGCAGGTTTAATGGCATTTAGGTTTGGTTTTTTGGCAGGGCTGGAACCCGCCGAAAGTTTAAAGTCAGGATTTTGTGTGCGAATGATTGCAGCCATACCTTCGGCTACCTCAGAAAACAACTTATCCTGTGAGTCATAGGTCTTACCCTGCTGGCGCAAAGCGTCTGCGGCAAAGTTCAACAGCGGACGCAGTTCGGGCTTAGCCAAGTCAGGATATTTTCCATCAAACGCATCCATGCGTTTCTGTTCATCGTGCCGCGAGACAAACTGCAGGGCCGGGTTAAACTCATTTCGGAGTTGCCCGCTTTGATCCTGGAAGTAAGCCTGCATCATTGTGGCAAACTGTTGAGTCATGCCATCACGAAGCGAGGAAAACGCCTGCTTCTGCGTGTCCATGTTGTTAAACTCGGTAAAGAACGCGTCATCCGGCTCCCAAAAGTTAAGTGCTTTACGAGCCTGTGCAATTTCTTCAGCAGTAAGCGGTTTATTTCGCTCAAACTGTGGAGCAGCCGGCGCCTGTTGGCCAAGTCCCGCCGCTTTAATCGCAGCAGCAAAAGACGTAGGGTCAAGCATTACCTGTTGCGGACTTGCCGCAGGCTTAACCGAAGTCACTTGGCTTTCAGAGTCCAGCGTGGACTCAGACGGATAGGTATCTCCTTCGTCACTGGGGTCTCCTGCTTCCGCACCTACGGGTGGAAGTAGTGTTGCAGCAAGGCTGCCTCCGCCACCCATTCCGCCACCGTCGTCTTCGGCAAGAAACTTGCCATATTTTGTATTTAGCATCATTGTTCGTGTTGATTAGGGTTTGGTTGTAACAGCTCTTCGATCTCGTCGAGTCTGCTCTTGAGGGTTTCCCTAGTATCCTCAAATTGATTTTCCAAGTCTTGCAGCAAACGCCGCTCGCCTCGAAGTTTAAAAATTTCAATCTCCGTTTCTCGATTGATTGGATCAATGTCTACAATGTCGTCCTCAATCCGACGAAGTTGCGTAGCGCGAGCTACTTGCCAGCCCCGGTAAACCGTGCTTTTAAGAAAAAGCTCAAGCTCGCCAAGGTGTTGCGTTAGCCTCTGACGTTCTGCTAGAAGATTTTCGCTCATGCTGGATTGTTAACCATTTGCGGAGCAGCCATCTGTGGAGCAGCCATCTGCGGTTCTGTTCCCGGTGCATACATAAACCGACTTGTATTTCCACCACCACGCAGATACTGAATCTCGTCAATCATCTTAGTTGGGTCCAGCTTCTGCGCAATTTGTAGCGCAGCTTGCGGGTTAACGGTTAGGATAGTAGACAACAAGTCCTGCAAGGACTGCGCCATAAATCCTTTCTCACTTGCCATAGTGCTGTCAAAGTTAAAGTAATCATCACCGTTAATTATCTCCTCTGGTGTTCCCTGAAACGCGGCAAAACGTGCAGGGTCCATTGCGCCTTTTCCCACTACGCGCATGAATTGTTCCAAAGACAAGGACTGCCTTGAATTACTAGTCATCATCTGCGCCAACGGAGAGTAGCCACTGTCCCAAATCAGATGCCCGTGCAGTTTCATACGGCCTGCTGCACCGGCGGTAACTACCCGTGACTCTTGCGCAGATCGCCGGCCACCGTTATACTGCCCAGACATGTTATCGTTAATGCCACTAATCATTTGCATGATTCCGTTAAGCAACTGGCTATCACCCATGTGACCATTAGTCACGTTAGACCCCGGCAGTGGAACCACGGCCTCATTAGCGTTTCGCCGACCGAAACCCTTTTTAAGATAGACGTCCCCCTCGCCATCTAAACTCCGTGCTTCCACTGCATCCACATTTACGACAAGTCGTCCACCAACATTACGCCGCACTTCTTTAATGTGCGAGTTAATGAGAAAGGACATTACATCTTGCAAGCGATAGACCAGATTAGCTAGGCCTAGGTTAAGCGTATGGTGCATGTCCGGTGTAAACTGAGACACAGTCATACCAAACGAATTGTGCCACTCCTGTGCAGGTTCGCAACGGATAACCGTGTTATCGTTAGCATACCAAACATGATAAAGCACGCGGTGTTCTTCTGGACCTAGCTTTTTCTTCTTACTTCCGTATTCAAATTTAGCGGGAACAATCCACATTTTGACCTTTGTAACGATCACTGGACCTTCCTTTTCACTATTACCTGAGTAAATAGCGCCAGACGTTCCACGAGTCTGCGTAAAGTCAGCCACGCTTCGCGTAGCATAACCGCGTTCTTCTGACCAAGTGTTAGACAGCGACCGAATATTTTCAATGCCTGCCACATCTCCGTCCGCAGCCATAGACCGAAGATCAGACATAGAGTATTCTTCTTCGTAAGCGCAGAACTCACCGCGCTCAAACTCAGTCAACGGCAACCGGGTGTCAGGAAAAAACCGATAGGGCGATACCGCACGAACGCGATTGCCTTCGTATTTAACAAACTCTTGCCATTCAGACCCTGGACGAGTTTCCATTTCCACGCCGCCAATGTTAATCATCTGGGATGGCTGCTGAACCTTTAGACGAGCAGTTTTCCGATGCCATTCGCAGTCTAAAATACCCGGGCCAAAACGAAAAATGTCAGTAAGATTCTGGTAAAGAACGCTGTTCCAACGGTTCCGACGCAAATCCCGCTCAAGAATTAGCTCAATGTCTTTATGCTTGTAGCCTGCATCTTCGTCGCCAGTAGGCGTAAGCTCAAAGAAAGTCCTGTTTTGGTTAAACATCAGGAAAAGAAAGCTCACACCAGATTCAATCTGTGCAAACGTATTTGGCACAATCATCTTAGTCGGTTTTTCCCGACGTTCCTGGTCAAGATCTTCTTCGTCAAGCGCACGCTCACCCCGGTAAACCTGATCTTGCAAATCCCAGTCGGGATAAAACTTAGCCATTTCGCCACGAGAAAGTTTAACTAGGTTTTTAGCCCTAGTCAACAAAGCTTGCGTCAGCTCAGACTGTTCGTCTTTTTTATTCAGTTCGTTTTTAATGTCCTCGGTCATTTGAAAAGTAAATCTTCTGCTGGGCCTACGGCCATACGTTTGCGATTGTCAAAATCTTCGTTAACCGTTGGTTCTACATACTGCAACCCATTTAGCACCAGTCGGCGTAGGTTTTCCAGCATGTGATCGTCTTTATCTACCGGCTTTTGCGTGCGCGGGTTATATGCGTAACGAGAAATTTCATACAGCAGCGTAGTTACCGTTGGTGCAAACCAAATTGTGGGCATCCCGTTTGGCCTGCGCTCTAGAAGTTTTTCCCGCGTTTTGGTAATACCAAGTGTCATATCCTTTGACCCTTTTTCAAACCACATATCGTAGTTCATGAGTTCATCAAGAATACTTTCTCCCGTGACCGGCGACTCAATCACCGCTTTTGGGTCAATCAGGTAATCCATTACATTACGCCCTGCCAGCTTTTCTTTTAGAAGTTCTGCGTTTGGTCCGATATGCTTCTCAAAAAACAACTCGTCATACACAAACGCTTCGCCAGTAGGCGCAGTAGCGATAAGCAAAATTGCCTGCGGAATAGCATCATGCACGTCCCAAGCAACGCGGATAGTGTAATCTTTTGGGGGAAGGTGATAATCCGTCCAACCCTTTGGCACATCGGCAAGAACATGAAGGTCATAAATAAACTCTTTGTAGATTAGACCAGCAAGGTTCATGGGCAAACCCATCAAACGACACTCTCGCTCTTCGCGGTTAAGGCTTGCTTCAAATTCATTCCGGCCTTCCGTAGAAATAAACGGATTGTCATAGATACTCGCGGTAATGATAAACCGGTCACCACCACGTTCAGTCTTGTTAAAGCGCAAGCCTTCATCTGCAACACGGACGTTAGTTCCCTTTGGCGGGCAGAACTCGTCGTTGACCCAAAGCTCCTCAACTGGCGTAGCATTGATCCAAAACTTGCCGTTGCGGTCAGTCAGTCCACGCTTATTTGCAATGAACATCTGGTGCGGCGGCGGTTCGTCGTAATGGACAAAATCAAAATCACTCGACTCCGCAGAGCGCCAAGCATGTTTAAAAGATTCAACAGTGTCAATGTAAAGCAGAGAACTGCCACCACCAAACTCTGCTGGACGCTTGACCTCAATCATGTCAATGTGGCCACCACGGGACAAGTGCACTTTGCCAATCGCATCATGCGGGATTAGCTGAAACAGCTCACCCAAGTTTTCGTAAGAGCCACTGCGGTTAGTAAAAATTTCCTTTGCTTTGTCCCAATCGGCTACGACTAGCAGACCTTTGACGGGTCTTTGTGGAATACCATTGGTAACCAATGGGTGATTCTCCAAGCCAACGTGCCGGCTATGCACGTAAGTTTCAAACTCTCCCGTACCTGTTGAACGTGTTGCAAGTATGTCAAAGCTGCTTTTATACCATGTGCGGCCGCCGAGAAGCCACGCAACATCCTCGGCAGCTCCGCACACAGTCTTGCCCGTCCGGTTCCCGAATCGGCAGTATCGACCTGTGGCGGTGCCCATTTCGTGGAAGCGATGTTGTTTGCTATGCGGACGGTAGAAATTAATTCCATAGGCTTCCCGAAGCTTTTTTGCGCGAACAAGCACATCACGCTTTCGGCGTAGTTCGGCAAGGTCTATAGGGTTAGAGTCCATTATGGGCTTAGAAATTATTCCGCTGTGTATATTTTAGTCTGTCGTTTTAGCGGCAATGGAAATTCTAATTTATTGTCTGTAAAGCTACGTTCCCGAAACACGGTGTGATTTGTTGGCTGCACCGTAAGGCGGTCATTGTCGAGTCGCACAAAACTAAATTCCTTAGATTGTTCTGGATAGGCTGAAAACCCATCACCTATTGGTGACACGGTAAACAGATACTTACCCAGATGCTCTTTGCCACCTGCTTTAACCTTACACTCTAGCCCTCGCAAGAAAGTGTATTCTACCGCAGTCCAGTCCCACCCGTAGCAATCCCACGTTTGGGCATCGCGCTCCGTCCACTTGCCTTTTGGCTTTTTACTAAACGCAATGGCGTGGGAAGGAATGTTGCGGTAAATTGCTCCTGACTCTAGCATCACGGTGCAACCCCAGACTCGGCCAGGATAACAAACCAAACCATACCATACTGCGGGAATATAACCGCATGATTTTTTGTGCGTGTGTCGTGAGTCCACCCAAACGTAAAGGTGGCGCGGAATTTCTCCTGTGAGTGTGTTCCGCATTTTGTTTTGTTATACGGTAAACCGAATACGCGTTTTAATACTATCTAACGCTCTTGACTTTTCAAACACTCCACCGCCTTCACGCGAACCTGCAGCGTCAGTGTTTCCTTCAATAGTCCGGATACGTCCGGTTTCAGCACCGCGCAAGCAAAGCCCTACGTGAGAAAACTTAAAGATCACAATGTCACCAGCTTTAACGTCATTGCCAGGATTTCTTAACGTGTGTGTTGAGTTATCCTGTTCTTTGCTCCAGTTTTCTAAGTTCCACGCACCAGCCGTAGTTGGACGGGCAAAGGTGTAAGGTCCGTCGGTGCGAACAGCTTCACGCACTAGCCAACAAACAAATGCTGCACACCACGGCCACGCTTCATGCGGAGGTAGGTTTGTTGCAGACTTGTAACTGTCAACACGCACACCACAGTTTGTGCCGTCAACTTCTTCAACACCAATTTCAAGTTGGGCTAAAGCTACAAGTTTTTCTGCGAGCGTTTTCATCTATCGGTAGCCGACCGTTGACTTTTTCATCTTTACCATTTTACTTTGTCGGCCCAATAAGCGGCTGACATTTTGCCCTTGTCAATGTTGGCTCCGTGCCTTGCCTTAAAAGATTTTCGTTTTGCTTTCATCCTTGCCGACTCGCCTTCTTTTGGCGCACCAGCGGTAGACGCTCCCTGCTCCCCAAAACGAATAACCTTGGCTTCTGACCCAGACTTTGCCAGAACTACATGACTTTTTGTAGGATGGCTAGGAGTTCGTTTTGGTTTGTTATAACCTGCTAAACCAAGTTTTGCCATGATCGGTTTTTTGTCCATATTATTTACGGTAAGAACGGCCAGCTTCTAGATATTCGGTAGGTGTGCCTGTCAACTCAAACCTAAACTTTCCACCTGTCTTTGTGGTGTAGTCCACAGCGCAACCGCTGAGGAAAAGACCAAACGCAACAAGCAAAAGTTTCATTCCGGTTTGGTTTGAAACGTCGAAGCAATCTTGTGTAGCACCGAGGCTAGCGCCAAGACCAAGGGCCAATACATTGCAACTTGGCTAGGGACACCCGGAAGGTGCAAGAGCGTTGCGTCAATAGACAAAGGAATCGCGCAAACAGCAAGAACAAGAGCAGCAATTTTAGTTTTGTTCATTTGTGGGTTAGTTCTACTATCTTTTGCCAGAGTGCTTGGCGGTCACGGTCACAGTTGTCAGAGCGGGTTGTAAGACCTTGCACCATTGATTCAAGGTATTCAAAGCGTTTAGAGCGTTCTACATGCGCCGCTTCAAATGCTAGTTTGGTAACCAGTGCAGCATCGTCTAACAAAATCTTAGACTCTCTTGCCGCTTTAATGTTTTGACTGTTTAACCACCAGATTGCAAAGAGTAGCATTGCAACGCCTGGACCTTGACGGACAGCCCAGTCAAGGATGGACGTGGTTACTGAGTCCATTAAAGCTACAAGGCTGCTAGCTTGTCTACGGCTGCGGCAACTGCGGCATTTGCTTTGGCAAGTTCGGCTTCCAGCTTTGCCTTACGTGCGCCAGAGGTGTATCCGTAGGCCGCTTCTAGCACCTTGCCAATAGCGACGAGGTCGCCTTTTGCGTGTGCGTCCTGCCCGGCTTTGACCAGAGCGTCCAGACGGTCCTGCACTGCGCGACCTTCGGCAGCTAGGTCGAGGGCGTGCTGGGCTTTCAACTCGGCAAGCGGATCAATGACATTGGCTGTTCCGTCAAGGTGCGCTTTGATGTGCGGCCAGAGTTGGCCGGATTCGGTTTGGATTTGGAATAGTGATTTCATAAAAGGTTAAGGGGGTGAGCCCCATACCGGCATGTAAAGAGAGCCGTAAAATGCGTCGTTAATTTTAATCCATGCAATGGGAGTTGCATTGACATTCGGCCCATTAGAGCCAAGATTAAGCGTTGAGCTTCCGCTATAATCTGACAAAGCAGCACTTGTAATCAACAAATCTTGACCGTTAGTTGTAATACCGTAGTTAGCATAAAGCATGTTTGTCAACGTGGTAGATCCGGTAACCGCCAAGTTGCTGCTTGCCGTCAACTCGGTAAACGCACCCGAGCCTGCCGTAGTCCCGCCGATTGCGCCGGGTGCGGCGAGGTTTACGCCACTTCCGCCCTTATCCAACCCAGGAATTTGTGGTCCGTAAGCCATATTAAGGAACAGTTAAAGCCATCGTTAGCGGATTGTTTTTTCCGCCCGAATAAGTAAGCGTAAGCGTTGCTACAATTACGCCAGAGGCTCCACCCAAACGATAAACAATAGACGAAAGATCGTCGTCATCTGCCGCGTTACTACCTACGTAAGCCAACGTACGGTGATCGTGCGGCTTTGGGGAAGAAAAGTCGCCCGATTTAAGGAGCGAAATAGTAGAGGGAAGTGCCATAAAATGGTTGAGCCGGGCAGGTGTTTAGTCTGCCCGGCTCATAAGGTTTAGACGCGTCCGAGCGACGCGATCGGAGGCTTGTTTGCAGCCGTAAATGTAGTTGGCATTGTTGCCGTAAGTTTTGCGGTTACGCCAGCAGTAGCAAATACCGCACCGGTGTCTTTGCCTGCGCGGAATGGACCAACTTCATGCGCGTTAAAACGATTGGTAGTGCCGTTGTAAATCGTGCCAATAAAATAAGTACCTGTAGGCACAACTACGTCGGTGATTGCGGTTGTGCCATTGCTTGCAAGAGCAAAAGCAACGTGTTCATAAGCATCGGCAGTAGTTGGTTGAAAACCTGCAACCGCAGAGCTAGCAATAATGTTGCCCGCTTCGTCGTAAAGCAAGACGCGAACCTTGTCAGTGGCAACAACACTTCCGTTAAACACGTAAATACCATTGGCCAACGCAGTAAAAGGAACAAATACCTCGGAGAGGTAGATTTCTGTAACTACTGGCGTGGAATTAACGCCATCTGCAGCAAGCAATGCTGGACTGTTGCCCGTATGAAATACTCCGGCATTAGGCCGGCGTCCGCCACGACCCGTAGCCAGATCGTAACCGCCAACACCAGTACCCGGCGCACCTGCTACGCCAATAGAACCTACTTCAACTTCTCCTTGATCATATTTCCACATGTTATTTGTCGAGCATCGTCCCGGCTAACGCTACGGAAGCACAAATTAGGTCAGGCTAGGCTCTTCCGGCTACCTAGCTAAGGCGTTTGCACGCCAAGAATGGTTGTAGTCCTAGATGGACTGCGACGTCCGATCACTTTCGCCTATTGCAGGACCATTGTTTAGGCTAGCAATCTCACGTAGAAGGGCTTCCTTCTCCGCAACCGGGTCAGAAGACCGAATAATCGTGTCCGATTCAACCCGTTGCACGGCCTTGCCCAGGAAACGATCAAGCACTTTGTCGCAAGCGGCAAGCTGGACGGTTTCCGACTCAGCCGTAAGCGCCAAATCTACCAACTTCATGGCCATTGCGCCCCGTGCGTTCTTGAAAATCTCCATAACGTCCTTATCCTGCTCCGCCATTAGGCTAGTTACCCGGTCTTGAAACCAAGGAGCATTACGCAGGCGATAGATTAGGTTTACCTCCACGTCGCACGAAGCGGCGACTTCCTTTGGAACCATTCCCATTGCACAATACCGTGCTGCGTGCTGATGCCAAGGCTGCTCGTCCGTTGGCGCGCTTAGTTTTTCCTTATTTGTCCGCGCATGTACGCCATGCAACCGGGTACCGATGTCTCGGGCTTCCGGATTTATGTTTTTTGCGGGCAGCGTAAATTGCAATTCGGTCATGGAACCTTAGAAAAAAGTTTAGCTTTAGCACTTGCACTGAACGCAGAAACACCAGACTTTGCGTAGGACTTGCGAATTGCCCTAACCGGCGCAGTCTGATTATCCTGGGAGTCGGAGCAGCTTTTGGCCATGCCTGACGATAGCGCGGGAGCGCGGAGGCGCAAGCGATTTTTTCCATAAATCGGATGCCCTCGCCAGTGCGCGACGATGCCCGCTGGCGCGCTTTGTGCGGCTGGCAATAGCAGAAGCGCGGAGGCGCAGCCGCGCAATTCTCTTAGGATAATTCTCTATTTTTAGTTGGGCGGAGAAAAAACCCAAAACTGGTTTGGAGCTATGTGGGACAAAACCTATATTGTAGTATCTCAAAGGGCAAGGGTACCCTCGTGCTGGCCGCTGGTGAGCCAGTGCGCCCTATGTGCGGGGTGGGTGTGGCAAGGGCAACACCGGAGTGAAGGAAAGGAAAGCGGGAGGCAGCTCTCGCCAACCTAGCTCTTTGACATCTTAGGCCAAGGGGTCGATTGGACTTCATGCTCGGCAATCTGAGCGGGGCAAGTGTGTACGGCATTCCGCTATTGCACACTGGGAAAATCCCGGCTACGCTCAGATAAACCGATTATGAACAACGATACTAAAATCATGCTGGCCGAAGCGTTTAAGGTGTCCGTGCGCAAGTTTGTGGCACAGAATAACCATAGCAAGTGGGGCGAAGCCGAGAGTGTTGGAGTTATCGCAGATATGGTCGATGCGATGACCAGCGATGACTACGCGCTTGAAGAGGGCTTCGATGCCATACGCGCTTTTTGCGCGAAGGTGGTTAATCCAAGCGCGTTCGCGCAGAGTCTGGAGAAACTACCGGACACGCATCCAGCACATATTGTCCGGCCTAAGCGTGGGTCGGGCGGTGCTAAAGGTGGCATTGAAGTCTAAGCGTGGTCGCAAGTGCGGGGGCGGGCGAGTGTTCGCCCCCGCCATTATGATCACACCTAATCCAACGGGCATGGTAAGATGCCTTTTCTGGGACAAGCTAGCTCTGGCAAAGGCCAGTGTGGACGACCACTGGTCGTTCGACGAAGCTGCAAAGCGGGAAAGTCTACGCAAGGCGCGAAGCGCAAAACGCGAGGCGCGAAGCGAAATTGCCTTGCAAGAGCTTGCAGCTATGGTTTGAGTCCAAGCCGGACTCTAACGGAAAACGGACACCCGCTGAAAGTGAATGAATGCATGAGAATGAATGCATGGCGGGGTGGGGGGGGG